ACCTTTAAGACCACTTGTTAAAATGTCAGACAAACCTCCCCCTTGGTTTGCTGTATTAACTCCAGAACCGATAGCGGCAAAAGCGGGAACACCAGATAAAGCAAGTCCTGCTGATATTGCGGGAACTATCGCGGCATTAAGTCCTGTCTTCTTTCTACTTCTTCCGCGTCTGTATTGGTAAGCTGCATCAACCAATTGATTAGAAGCGGCAAGCTTTGGATCAAGGCTTTGTGCTTGATAATTAGTAAGACCGTAGAATTTTCTACCTTCTTCCGAAAGTAAACCGTAAGACTCGTCATCTATGAATGCGTTATTAAGTATCCTTCCAGTGACCTGTTGGCCTCGCTGATTAATATCTTTTCTTGTGCGTGTTGCTGGCTGACCAAAAACTGAGTTTTGAGCAGCACTACTTCCTTGAAGGAAAGAAGGTAATTGTCTTTGTACACCTGGCTTGTTTGTTGACCATGTGCTAGTCAGAGGGTTGGTTAGATATTCTGTTATTTCTTTAGGCTTATAATATGAGGCCGTTCCATCCTGACCAACGTTAAAGTTTAAATTTATCTTGCTTAAGTAATCACTTCTAAATAAGTCAAATGGATCAAAGTCTTTAGCTGTTTGTTTAGCAAAACTTACTCTGTCATATTGAGAGCCTCCACCGCCGATTGGACCAGGAGCAGTATTAATAACTCCCTGCCCTCTCCCTGCTTTGCCTTGCGCAAATCTTGAAACATTAAGGTAAGGTGAGTTCTGCCAGTAATCAAAAATACTAGTGACAGTCTGTTTATCTAGTCCTGTCTTAGTACCTGCATGAATCCAATCACCGCTGCCTAAAAGGTCTGAAGCATGAACAGTATTCCCGCCATAAGTGTTATAAGCTTTATAATTTAATTTTGTACTCACTAAACTACCTGCTTACCAATCTTTGCTTGCATGTCTATGCGCTGCAAAGCAAACTCTCCTTGCACTTGCGGTATCTGACATCCAAATTTAACAATTCGACCACTCCTAGAGCATTGGACAGGAGACTCTTCAAATCCTCCAATAGACCCAAACTCTCCTTCACCATATTCAGCTTCACCCCATTCTGCGACATCAAAATCTTCTGAGATGATTTGTCTAGTCTCGAAGTTATCTTTATAGTCAAACGCCCATCGGTAGTTGATTGTCGTTGAGTTTTCAGAGAAGTAATGGAGCGATCCCTTCTTTGGTACTTTTAAATAGTTTTCTGCTTCTTCACCAAAGTCATTCCACGGGCCTTCAAAGTTGTAAGGGTAAGTTGAACCTGCTACCGCTGCTGATGTTTGGCCGTCTGTATAACCTTCGTACTTTGTGAAGAATTGGCCGTAACCAATAAATAGACTTGAGTCGTAAGTGGCGACATAACAGTTATGCTCTATATCCCACTCTGTCATTCTGAATGACCCATCCTCTAATGGCTGCCATACATCAAAACAAAAAACTTTCTCTTTAGATGGGAAGCTTAATAAATAGAATCTTTCTTTCTCGAAGTGAACAGACTTGATTAATTCTGCTTCTGAATAAAAGCCAAGAATGTAATCTCTGTTATTTTTTGATACATCGTTTAAAGGTGCGACGCCATCTTGTATAGTCCTCTGGAGACTGCGAACCCCCGTGTAGGATAAAAACAAAATATCGGAACCTGTGCTTTGAATTGAATCTCTTGCAATGCAACCAATATCCCCTATGTTTTCAACTAATGAAAATGTACTTGCAGTAGGATCAGCAGCGCCTTGATAGACAGCAATATTACGTCTGCCAAATATCAGCAGTAATCCGTTAAACTCCGCAACAGCAATTCCTTCATCACTTCCATGCCGCCATGTCGTAAACAAATCCAAGGATGCGTCCCAGGTTGTCTCGTCGAGGGAGTCGCTGTAATGTAACTTCTTTCCTTCGATGCACCATAGCCGACCGAAAGCCGCAAGTATGTTGTTAGGCTGTGAGGGTTGATCTGTCCCTGTGAGAGCGATATCGGCAAACGAGCCTCCAGTTGTGGCAATAACAACAGGGTCATGTGATGCTTGAAAGCCAACACATTTACCATTGAAGTTTGTGAACTGCCAGTTGTTCGCTGTGGGTGTTGTGATTGTTCCTGAGATATCAGTAATTGTGCCTGATACTTCTTTATATATTTTATTATCCGCAGCAAAGATATTTACTCGATTACCTTCACCGTCTATATATTCATGAGCAGAACCTAATTTGCTAGCAACTTGCGTACTATGTTGGTTCTTGGTTCCCTTTCTTGCTGCCAACCTACCGATAGTATCAAAGACAGCATTAGTTCCCTCAGTTGCCCAGCCAGGAGGTAATACGTCACCCGACTGTTGTTTGTTCAGCCCATAGAATCCTGGTGCTGATGAAGCTAACGATACTAGTCGTTGTGTCATTTAACATCCCATGTATCTTCATATTCTGTTCTGGATTGATCTAGCGCAATGTAATCGCCTAATGACTGCTTGTACGCCATCATTGCTTTATCTAAAGCTGCACCTTGATCATCGCCTCTTTCATCAATCGCCATTGCATAAGCACCTAGGTAAATAGGTCTCCATGGAGCTTTGATTACTGTTGATCCATCCGTTAAATCGCCCTGTGGAATCTTGCATCTAAAATCAAGACTGTAGTCTGCGTCTGGTCTAGGCCATAACACGATAGTAGGATCACCATTAGAGTCTTCACCTTTAATGTCGTAATAGAAAGGTGGTGCTTCTTGAACGTTAGGGTAGCTTTGAATGTTCTCCATCCATGAGTGCGGTGCTTTAGTCATGGGTGAGTCATGCGTATTATTAAACGCACTAAATATTACGTAACGATCACCCGCTCCTGTTAGTGAATACTCATATCCACCAGCAAGAGTTGAGCTAATTGTTATTGTTTCTCTAAGAGATAACCAATTCCAGGCGTCTTCGACTTCTTCTTTAGTCTCATTAACAAACTGCCCAATTAGTTGTATGTACTCATTATCGTTAACAGTGACCGCTTGAGTCTCTCTTAACTTCATCAGCACCTTGTTAATAGTTTCTAAATATGTCATATATCTTCCATAAAAATGGGGAAGCCGAAACCTCCCCAATGAACCACTAAGTTATTGCTTTTCTATTTTGTAACTAATGCAATACCAGCAGTATCGCGAAGCTCTGCGGTTCCGTATAAAGTGTCTGCTGTGTAAAGCGAAGATAGATACTCTTGCTTGTATTGCGCTTGCGATCGAACGCCCATCTGCTCCGCTAATACAAAAGTATCTTTATGGAACATAAGGTTGGCGTACTCATTGCTACCAGTACCAATACCAGCTACGTTGTTAGAGACATAAACCTCTACACCGTATACGTTACCGATACGACCGTTACGAATGGTGTTATCCATTCCACGCTCACCAACAAACGCTTCTTGAGTGAACCGATCAATACCCATTAACACGTTACGCGTAGTTGGGCCTACAACAAGATAGCGATAATCCATAGGGACATCTGCCATATCTAATGTTTCAATCGCTTTGCGAATACCAACATCAGTCAATGCAGTACCAGCATCATCAGTCCATCCGGTAGCACCATCACCACCAAGCACAGCAGCGTTATATGCTGACCCCCCTTGAAGGGTTGCACCTAATGCGTGTAATGATGTATCAACACGAGTTGCTAAAGCATAACCTGCATCGTCTGTGTAGAATCGACGTAAAGAACCTAACGCTTGCTTGTCAACAATATCTTCAATTAAGCGTGAGTATTCCCAATGTTGGTTAATAGAAACAGTGACTTCTGATTCTGTGTTAGCAATCAAAGTGACTTGAGTCTCAGAAGCTTTAGCGCTTGCTGCACCACGAGTAGGCGCAGGGATATGAATAGTATCGCCCTTCTTGCCTGTGTGATTAATTTTAGTAACGAGGTTAGCCATTACCAAATTCTTTTTATATGCTGCAATTACGTCATCTGACCAAACTTCCAACGCCCACTTCGGGGCGTCCGACTATAGCATCCCAAGAATTCTTTCTTGAGCCTTTTCACTTAGTCTGTGCGGGTCACGCTTCATTAGCTTAAACTCCTCTCTAACAGCGTCTCGCACCTCTGTGCTGACTTGCTGTCCTTTGAGATTGCGCTCCATCCAAAGCGCAAAACGGGCTTGCTCTTTTTTTACAAAGAGATGATTAATAACATTTCTTAAGACTGGACATGATTGCTTATATCCTGATAATTCCCAAGAAACAGACGCTCTATGATTTCCTTTGGCTGGTCTTTCGTGAAAATAACCGCCCCAAGAATTTCTTGCCATCTCTAACACAAATTTACAATTTTCTGTTTGAGCAATCCTAAGTCTTGGTCTAACATAGATTTGCTTTGTAACTTGTATGTCGATACAGCCTTCGCCGTCTATTAATCCTGCTAAATACTTCCATGATAGTCGCTTCATACTGATCCTTCAGTGAACTGCGTGATATGGTCTGTCGTGTTCCCTCTGGTAGCTTTCGCGTCCCAGTTATTCAGAAAAGGTTTTACATCCCCAAATTAAAGGTTAGGGATGAAAGTGGCCGCTTCAGTTAAGGCAACATGATTAGTACCTAATGCCATGATTAATTCCTTTTAATTAAAACTTATTTAACTCGACCTTCTGCATAAGCACGTAAATACTCAGCTTCGTTCTCAGCGTATTGATCTGGTTGTTGAATACGCATACGAACTAGGTCGCTCCTTTTATAGACTTTCTTTGATGACCCTCCAGCAGAACCAGATTCCATTTGTGCGTCGTTAAGATCTTTTTCCCTTTTCTGGCTAGACTCATCTTTAATCGCCTTACCCTTTAACGCTTTAAATGAATCCATCACATCACCTAACATTTCATAGTCTTGATTTTGAGCTGCAACAGCGGCAGCTTTACCAGCTATGGGTTGTAACTGTAGGTATTGTTGGAATTCAGCAGAGTTTGCTAACTCGTCTGCGTCAGGGTGGGTTTGATAAAACTTGCTAACAGTTGAGCTTTGTTCGTACTTGTTCAGTCTGTCTTCAAGCTGTTTGATTTTGTCGTTTTCAGAAATAGCAGAATTTAAAGTCTCATCAGGACTATCTAATAAAGTCTCTGCATCAATGGGCTTTCTTTCTACGGGCTTGTTTATGAACTCGTCTACTGTCTTTCTTAAATCGCCTAGTTCATTACCTAATCGACTTTTCTCACGCTCAATATTAAGCATAGCTTCTGAAAGTTGAGCTTTAGTCATCTTCTTGTGATGAGCTGGAAGTTGTATTTCCTGCTCTAAAGAGTCGGCTTCTTGCTTACTTTCTTCTAGCTTGTCTTCAACTTGATTGTTTTGTTCGTCGAGATCGACAATGATATTTTTAGACGCTGAAATGTCAGCGAGTTCTTGTAGGTCACCTTCCATGGTTTTCTCCTTGTCCATAAGGTTTCAACAGGCACAAAAAAAGCCGCGTCCTGCGGCTTACCTGTTTGTCTTAAGTTTTAAAGGCTGGGGTCTCCCCAATCTTCACGTCCTTGTCGGTGTTTAGCCGACTTTCTATGATCTTTCGCCCATTTGTCAGCAGCCGTTGGAAAATCTCCTGATGTTCCGTCTAGCTTGAATCGAATAGGTGAAATGATTTTGTTTGCAGAGTTTGAACACTTTGGACATGAGCAAGTGTTTTCTCCAAATTCCTCGAATGTGTAATCACAATCTTTACAGTGATAATCGTTAAGCATTCTCATTCAAATCCTCCAATGTTTCCTCTACTAAGGATTTGTAGCCTAATAAATATCTAAGGCTAGCAATTTGTCCTCTAGTGGTGTTATGGAGGTCTTCTGGTTTATGTTGTGTTAGAGATTCTTTTAGTGTCTCTATTTGTTCTTTAAATTGTTCTTCAAGCAGCATCCATCCATCAGACGTTAAAGTTCTAAGTACTTCTTCGTTCCAAGTTTTATCGTCCAAGAGCGTAAACTCCAAAGTATTCAATTTCTGCAATCCTGTAAGCATTTGCTGCTTGTATCGAGTTTTCAAACCCTCCTAAATACTTTCTTTTACCATTTACCTGAATTCTAGCTGCCCATTTCTTATCATCTTTTCTCCAATAAACACCCTTGTAACCAGATGTATTATCAGAGGCTATTCCAACATTCCATCCATTTTCAGAAACATTAACTTCTCGCAAGTTACAGATTTTATTATCTGATCTATTTCTATTGATATGGTCTATATTTTTGTCTGGCCACTTACCGTAAACATATAGCCACGCCAATCTGTGTGCTTTATATGTTTTTTTATTTATAGTTATATGAATATAACCAAGTACTGTTAATGATCCAGCTATATCCCCGCAATTAACATTTCTAGCAGGGTTGATTTTCCAAGTAAAAATTCCGTTATCATTATCGTAATTAAGAATTTCTTTTAGCTTATTTTGAGTTAACTTATCTGTCATAGTTCGGTAAGTAGTAGTGCGGCTGCGATTGCTCGTTTTCGTTTAAGCTCTTGAGCTTTATGGATTCGTATTTCTTCTTGAACCTTAAAGTCTTCTGCTTCTTTTTGTGCTTGGAGTATTTCTTTGATCTCTTGAATAACGAGATCATTTTTAACTTTGTCTAACTTATCCTGAGATGTGTCAGGCTTATAATCTTTCTTCTTAGGTTTCTTCTTCTTGGTTTCAAGCTTCTTGCGCTTTTCTTCTCGAACTTTGCGCTCATGCTCTTGACGCTGCTTAATCCTGTCTCTTTCTCTGCGAAGTTGATCTTTCTTAGCAAAGATACTTGAGCCGCCACTAACAACTGCTGGTTGAGGCTCGCCATCACCAACTAGTAAGTTAGCGTTTTGACCTGTGCAGTTATAAGTGCCTGATTCAGCATTAAGGATGTAATCGACAAGTAACCTTGTACAATCTCCATCCTGATCTAATAAGACGTTAGAACCGTCTTCAAGTAGAATATTGTCGCCATCTTCAAGCAGTAATGAGTCACTGCAATCCGATATTGTAAATGTGCCTGATTCTGCGTTAAGCGTATAAACCTGGCTAACAGTTAATGTTGCATCTTGTCCAGTTAATGCAAATGAACCACTTTCTGCGTTAAGACTGTAATCTGCGAATAAGTTTGCAGATGTTCCAGTTATGACATAACTACCAGTATTGGCAATTAGTGAATAAGAGTTTGCTGGCGTGTAGACTAACTGTGCTTCACCACCAACAATTGTATAAGTTCCTGAGTCAGCAGATATAGTTCTATCTGAGATGATTGACGCATCGGATCCTGTAAGATTAAAGGTTCCACTCTCTGCGGTGATTGCGTAATCAACCGTAAAGGCAACGTCCTGTCCCGTGACAGTGTATAAGCCACTTTCTGCGCTAACTGTTCTATCAGCTATTAATGATGCGTCTGCACCTGTAATAGCATACGATCCAG